GCGCGTCATACTGCCCAGCAAGCCACCCGTAGTCATCCGAAATTTCAAGATAGCTCTGGATTTCCGCTACTAGAGCGTTGAGAAAAGATGTTTCTACTTTATTCGCCTTTACAACATTTGCTGGAAGATCACCATTTGAAATCAAACTAGTTGTAGCAGAAACGACAGCACTCCAATTAGATTGACCTCCTGTTTTCGTGATTCGCCTAACTCGATAATAATAAGTAGTTGGTTGAGGTTTATCACCTCCTCCCCCGACAGTTATAGTAACTCCCGTACCATCTGCAGTAGCGTTGGCGCTCATCGTGAACTGAGTACCGCTGTCTATGCTCTGAATCGTGGTTCCTACAGGAATCCCACTCCCAGATACACTATCACCCACTTCAAGATTCGTTGTATCCGTATTTGTAACAACCGCACTGCCATTTGTCAAATCGCCTGTAACAGTCAGATTAGAATATGGAATTTTCGTATGAATCAGTCGCTCTATTGTCCAATCAGTATCAGATCCGAGACCAGAATATCCACTACCGTCAAAATCTAATGCATACCAGTCCGAGTTGTTGGGAGATACCTGCACTTCATAACGAGCAAGGTTGGTTAAATCATTTTGACGATCCCATTCTAATTCAATAGCATTGAACAAGCCATGAGCAGTAACAGTAGGTGTTGTTGGAGTAGTTGTTCCAGTTCCGCTATCCCAGCCGTCGTTGATAACCTCATCATATGTAGGACGATCAGAGATTTCTGCAGTTACAACTTCAGTAGAACCTTCTGTATACCTTCGAGATACAGGAATATAATTACTAGTGGGAGAGAAAGTTGCATCTGTATCCTCTAGTAAGGTAACAGTAGTATAGGCCTTTCTCATAGAACCACGACTACTATGTGTATAAGATACAACAACACATGTTTTTGATAAACCGGATTCTGGAGTAAACGTTACAACTGCATTTGGTTGAATATGCGGAGTCCAATCAACCTTTGCGGTGAACATCTTTCGCGCAGTTTTCCCAAAATCAACCCATCGATCAACAACAATTTTCGCTTGGGAGTCAGAAGTCATATACTTTCCATTGACAGATTTGTCAACTATCTCCGTATCATCTGTAATGGTCTCATCTTGATGCTCAACTCGAACGTCCTTAACTGCTCTTAAAGGAGTACCTCTTAATTCAAACTTCGTGATAGTGATATTACTACCAGTATCATTCTTCAATATGATCTCAGAGCTATCCGGATTCTGCTGCGTAGTAGCAGCTCCAGAAAGCATCGTCCCTGCACCGGTACCGCTAGTGATAGTAACATCTTCTGCCTGATCAAAATCATCTGTTGTTTGAACCCACCACAATCTCAAAGTATTGTTATAATCCAACAGTGTACCAGAATCACCAGAAGTACTTCCAACAACTGTCTTTCCTATATCACCAGAAACACAATTTGTATATCCACTAGAAGAAAGCTTCAACAACCTATTCGTTCCATTGAAACTAACGAGAGTTAGAGTTCCACCATCACACTCAATATCCGTTCCATCACCAGTAGCTCCAATGGTGGGAGTTGTAATGTTGACACCTACAGGAAATTCCTCTCCAGAGGTAGGATCTGCGTAGTGTAGTTGAGCCTTATCTCCCATTTCTGGGCCAGGCCAATAATCTCCGGCAGAAACAACAATGGAAATCTTTTCAGTACTACCATCATAGTTTTCTACATTCTTGTAGATCACTTGAGGATCGAGTTGGTAGTATTCTGTAAACTTTGTATAGGCTTTGTTACAGTTAACCGGTTGAAGGGACCCGCTCCATGCATGAATGTTTCGATTTGAATTGTAATCGAAAGACCATTCAGAACCCTGCGCTGACCAGCTTGCTTGAAATCGAGAATCCATCAAAAGCTTTCCATCATAACGAAAGCCGATTTTCATCAAGTACGCTTCCGCGAGAATGAGAAGTTCTTTCCAGGCAACAGAATTCTCTTTAATCGAGAGATAGTCCTTCGTATGATCGATTTCTAGAGAAATAGCAGCATCTCGTGTAGTCAGATCACTATCGGATAATCCAAGGAGGTAAGCTAATTGATGGATAATAGAAGTAGCCGGAGCAGAGGGATTGCAGATCTTATACCCCACAAGAATCATAGGATCGATCTTTCTCCGCATTCCCTTCGTTTTTGAAGGATCGACAAGGGTAACCGTAACAGTATCTTCGGTAAGAGATTTGACAGAACGCTGACATCCCCTATCACTTACGTATCCAGTAAAGATAGTAGCATATTCTACACCACCAGCGGTTCCTAAACCCGCCTGAATCTCTGCCTTCCTACCAGCAAGATCTCCCTCACTGTACGTCTGTTGAGAATTACGCAAACGAATGGTATATTGCATTGTAGTGGCGCCTTTGTTGAGGCCACCACCGCCTCCCCCGCCCCTCACTTCGTTATTATACACTTGAGAGGTAATGTCTTCTACAACATCATCTCCATCTGTATCAATAAGGATTTTCCAATACCGATCTGAGGTGCGGTCTTTAACAGCATCTTCATAATCAGAAGAAACAGGAACGAAGAAACCCATTTACTCACCTCCTGCAGGCGGTTCTTCTAGCCACTCAACTCTTGCTCCTGTTCCGAGCCATGCACCAATTGCATCTACAACCACTTCTCCTACTTCAACTAATCCGCCCTCTCCAATCACAGGACCTTCGAAGGTTTGATACACATAGATATCCGGTACTCTCTGAACAGTTGTTTCTCCACCATATACGGCTGTTTCAGGAGTTGTTACCTCACCAATAGTAGAAAGATAGTCCCCCATTCCAGGAAACTCGAAGTTTTCTCCGGGCCCTACTCCCATATATTCTTTGAGGAGGTCTTCCATCGTCTTTCCTGTTTTCGATTCGGGAACTGTGACGTCAAAAACATCCTCAGCAGCAGTAGTGATACTATCAGCAACATCATCCATAATATCAGAAAGTGTCTTAAAAGCCCAAGTATCTCGGGCTCTTGCATTAACTGGATGCTTAATCCACTCAATCAAATTATGAACAGCTGTTTTGATAGAATCAACCATCCATGTAACAACGCCAACAACTGCTTTAACTGGTGTAAACAACGCCTCAAAAACTGTAGCAACAAACTGAATAATTGGTGTAAGAATCTTAAAAACCTCTGTAACCAATTCCAAAACGGGAGCAAGTACCTGAAGAATTGGGAAGAAAACATCTTTCAAGACGGAGGTCAACACCTGAATAATTGGAGTTAGTGCATCAAATACAGGAATCAACATTTGACCAATAATTCCACCCAATCCATACAAGAAGTTCAATAGTGGAGCAAGAACTGCATTCAACGCAGGGGCCAAAATCTTGAATATCCCATCTAAGATTACTTTCAAGAACGCAAAGAGAATTCCGATCGGGCCCATCTCAATCACCCAACTCATAATCTGTCCAGTAAATCCAGAAATACTCCCCACCAACTGAACTAGAGAATTACCAAAGGCAGACATATTTTGTGCAAGAGCTTGCATCTCCTCCGTCAGAGGAATTGTATCAGGCAACATATCTTGGATGGCTGTTCCAAAGTCAAACCCCCCTCCAGAAAATAGGTCTTGAAACGCATCTTGCAAAATAGTCCCCATTTCCGCTCCAGAAAAACCACCGCCGTACCGCAAATTCATTTCAGAAAGTGGCTGACTGACTCCAAAAGCAGACGACTTTGTAACAATATCAGAAGCACCTTTGTAGAAAAGTTCAGCAGCTTTCTTGATATCAAATGCAGCCTTCTCAATAGGTGTCTTACCACCAGCAGTAACACCAGAAGTAAGACTGTACGCTCCTTTGAGGGTTTGATTCAGAATTGCTGATAGATTGTCTTTCAACTCAGAAAAGATGTTACCAAATTCTTCCCTTAGAACACCACCAGACTCCTTTACTTCCTGAACACGATCTTTGAAGGTGTTTAACGCCTCACCAAACCCAGCAAACGCCTCTTTGAAATACCCTCCCATCTGGGGCATTTGCTGGTACTCTACATCTTGGAAAAGCTTTCCACCTCGCAAGAACGTTTGAGAGGCCATTATTTCCCGATATCTTTGCTCTCCTGCCGCTCTACCCTTTCTAAGAGTTGTACCGAGTGCCTGAACACGCGCGCCTTGCTCTTGCAACCAATTGAAGGCCTTGATTACACCAGAGAATAAGGTGTTTATCATTCTCTTGAAATCTATAACAAGATTTTGCAATGTTGCCTTAACAGCATCTCTTGCAAACTTGAACGGTGCTACAACAACGTCTGCAATAGCCTTGTATATATCGAAAATCATCTTGTAAAAAGCCAAAAGGAAGCCGGCATACATTTTCAAGAGTTGGTCGAGAGATCTTCTGAATGTTTCAGGACTGAAAAGAGCGCGCCACATATCACCAATTGCAGAGAACGTAACCTTTGCAATTTCACCGAAGTGCAGGAAAAAGTTGATCATTTGCGTTCGATGATCATTTAACCACTTAACAATCTTATCTAATTGCTTCTGAGCAAAGTTTGCAATTTCCTCAAAAACCGGCATAATTGCTTCACCGAGTCGAACTTTAATATCAGTCATTGTAGAACTTAGTTTCTGCCATCTCTCAAGAGCTGTAAAACTAGTAGCCGCGTCACCTACTCTCTTAATGATTCTCTCACCGTCTTTCAATACAGCGTTAAAAAGAGCAGCCTGTTTTTCAGATTGTGTTAATTCTCTTGCAGACTTACCAAGCGCTCGAGCGTATTCTTCTGTCGCCTTTCCAGCCTTCACCATAATACCCAAGTTATCCAAAATCATGGGAGAAGCCCGCCCAATACCAGTAACGATATCAGAAAACATTTGTGTTACATCACCACCAAGGGCGGTGGCAGAAGCACGAGCAATCTCCATTAACTTAGGTAGTTTTTCAAGAGGAAGACCGAGAATACTTGCACGAGAGGCAGCTTCCATCAACTGGAGTTCAGAAACTGTTCCGGCAGAAGCAACTTGCAATTCACGCAACATCTTTCGAGCATCAATACCCATGTTCGAAAACATGGTATTGTATGCCTTCCGAATCTGCTGTGCTCTTGCAGCTAACTGAGAAACATCAAAAGCCTTTTTGATTGCAATTCCCGCAACAGCAACCCCTGCAGCTACCTTTGCCCACGTTTTCACTAGAGATAGAGTCGTCCTCTCCCCAGATGACTTTAGATTTTTGAGTTCCCCATCCACCTTTCGAATGGCGGGAGATGCTTTATCTTTTCCACGGAGTAGAATATCTACTCCTGTTTGTGCAGGCATTATCTCCTCCTATGAAAAGAGAGAGTTTTCCTTTGAGAAGGAAAATCTTTCTTCATCTTTTCATTCTGGAGGTGAACGAATCGTTCTCGAATAACGTCATAGATCTGAATATCAATCCACGGCTGTTCCGCATAAGCGCCGGGATACTTCCAATGTCGAAAGGTTCCATCCCCATCCAGAAAATGTAAGCACTCTTGAACAAACGGCCCCCAAGTTCGAATATCTACTGTTGGGTCTCTACCGTCCGGAAATGTTTCTCCTGGTCTGAATTCGACTCCGTTGTAGAGCCATTCGGTAACGTCTCCGATTGCGATTCGTTCTTCATTGCTAAAGGGCGATTAACCTCCAGAATAGCATTCACAATTTCTTCTACTACATCCGCATACTGGAAGAGCTCCTCTAGAAACTCGTCAGAATAGAAGTCAACTTTCTTTCCTTCAGAGTCTGTAAAGTTGTGTGAAAAAACACCTGCACGGAACATCAGTTTATAGAATTCGACAAGCTGACCGCTTTGCGAGGAAGTTGGGATATTTGTTGTTGGATCAACCTCAAACTTCTCCCGCATCGCAGTCAACTTCTCTTGATCCATAACCGAAAACTTCCGCACAACAATGTAGAAGCCTTCCAACGTTTTCAAGTCATGTCGATTTTCTCGAACAAGCTTTCTTCGGGCCACATCTACCCAACTAGTTGTTTTCTGATCGCTCATCAGATAACTCCTTTCTTTTAGTATACTGCACTATCCTCATTCAAAAGAGTAATAGTAACCGGATCATTGTACGGAGAACTTGTCGGCTTCACAGCCTGGAACTCCAAAGATGCATCGAAGATACCATTGTTTTCCGTAAAGTCAAATGTTGTAAGATCACAATATGGTAGCTCAATCAGCATTAACTCAGGAACAGTAGAAGTAACATCACCACCTGTCAGCAAAATCGACACGCTCAATCGAGTGTTGTTGAACACTTTCGCCCTCTCAGCATAAGAAGAAGAATCCAACCTCACTTGCATCTTCCCCGTAGCATCAAACATACCTTTTTGATGGTATTGTCGATCGACTGACTGCGCACCATATCCATCAGGATTGTGCTGATTATCAAAATTCACCTCAAAGTTCCGGATGTAATCATAATCCGTACCGCCGAGTGAGAAGTCACCGTTGTAGAAAATTAACGGTTCATACTCTTCCAAGCTCAACCCACTTGCACTCTGCCCAATAGTCTCAGTAAACCCTAGCACAGAAGCGGAGCCTTCACAAATCGCTTTCAAAGCACCGCTCAATGTCATCTTGTCTACAACAGCGCCTGTATACAGGAAGTTGTCATGATACCCATCCTTCTGTAGTGTGAGAGTAGGTCGCTCAGAACTCGAAAGATCTACAACGAATTCGTGACGATATACACCAGAAGATGCGCTAGAGAACCAAATATACACCCACGTATCTTTACCCTGTTTGTTTGTGAATCCAACAACTACAGAAGCAACGTCAAGACTGTCATCGCCAAAAACCTTCTCACAATCATAATCAGTATACCCATTGATATCAGACACAACATCTGCAAGAGTTTTTCCAGTAAGGGAATAGGTCCCGCTAGAACCGAAGTTCGAATCAGTAGACTCAGAACCCTTATCTCCAGTAGAACTGACAATTGTGTTTGTAGGATCTTCATTTGCTACAATCTTCGCACTTGCATCCGATCCTGTATATCGCATGCGAACACAACCTGCAATCTGCTTTACTGTATTCTCCGTCCCGAGAAGAGACTTAACGAGCATACCAAATCCACCAACAGACCGTACAGCCAAAGGAATGTCGCCCGCTACATCTGCAAATAGAATGTAGTTTCCGGAAGTCATATTATTTCCAACAACAGCGGGGTCGGGCCCAGTATTCGCCTTTCTATCAATAGTTACAACCCCACTGATTGGAACGACTTTCGTACGAGATACAGCAGTACCGGCAGTGGCTTCAAGACCCGCAGTTAGTTTGATATTATTAACACTAGCCATTTTTTGCTCCTCTTTACCTAGTTTTGCACTCGAGCTGTATAACCACAGCCTGAATCATCTTTTTCGTTTCCTGATTTTCCACCATCGGAGTGTAATCTTCTCCGGACAATCTTACCCATACAAATGCATCACCAAAAGTAGAATCTGCATACGTGATTCTATGAATCCCCTCAACGTATCTCAATAATGTATTTTGTACTACAGCAACCTTTCCGGCTGTATGTGATACCATAACCGCAATAGAATGAAAGAACCACGGTTCCGTCAACGGAACATCGTCAAACCCGTAATCTGGACGTGTATTATCTGGAAGAACTTCTATACGTGGATATTTTGCCACGCGAGATTCTCCTATTGTTAAATATCCTATTGCAGGTACATCATCACTTCTCTCAGATGCAATAGTTGATAGCATATCATCTAATTTACTTTTCAGATACGCCTTTACAGCAAGTAGCGCATCCTCCATATACCTATCTGTCATGCTTTCATCCTCAATATCTTGTCAATAAATCGGGCTGTGAATCTACTCAACTCTTGTTTATCCGCCTCAGTAATGAAGATTATTTCTCTTTTCGGGGGCCTTCCTCTCTCAACAGGATCCTGATGATACTTTGCATATGGAATCTTCGTTCCCCATAGTAAAGAAGTAGCATCTTCACGAATGATATTTGGTGACCCCATCAAATGCCCTGTGTACTGCAAGATCTTATTTGGCTTTCCGTGAGCTACTTTCCACGCAGCATAATTCGGATTCAAAGGCTTCCACGGCGCGTGGCCTCTTCTCGCCCCCTGCAATCGAAATGTTTCCGCCCACCAACTATGAAAAAGCAATCTAGCAATAGATCGAAACAAACCAAACCGCCGTTGATCTTGAGCTATCTTACTAATCAGATCAACTGTCTCTGGTGTCTCATTTAACTGGACGGATACCTCAATCATATAATTCTCCCCAATCCAGGAGAGCGAGCAACATCACTCTCAAGCTCTTCATTATCTGAATCCAACAACATAATCTCTCCGGACTGAATCTGTGAAATCAGTTCTTTATACCTCTTCTCAAAGATTCGATACAAAGTATTTCCGCCTTCTTCTCCTTCTACCCCACTTCCTAACATTGTAGAATCTGAATACCAGTGTCTTTCTATCGTCAACATTGCCGATTGATAACGGGACAACCTACTCAAAAACCGTGGAACGTCATCCAAGGCTTCGACTTCATCCCAATCTACATACTTACTAAGATCATCATAAATCACTTTCTTTGCATCATCAATAATCGATTCCAGAGTTGTGTCTGACACGTCTGTATCCAACAACGCAGGAACATCTCTTTTCAACTCCTCAACTGTCGATAGTACTGTCCAAGCCATATCACATCCTCCTACTCAGACCACTCCTCGGACGCTTCTTCTGTACTAATGCGATTCGCTACTTCTATTTGCTTCATCACATTCCCATTCTCTCGTTCTGTAGACCAAACCGGATCTGTAAGAAAATCCTTTACAGCGCTAAGAAAAGCATGTCGTCCAACTTCACTTTGAAGAGCAATCCGCATCGTGTGAGACAAGTCCCATCCATTCTTCAAATCGCAAAGAGTACGATATTTAATAGATGCAACTCTCTTCATCTGATCAGGTTCATGAAACACAAAGTGCCAAAGCTCCTTGGGGAGATGAACAAGATTACCATGCGACAGCACCCTCATTGTCCATTCTCTTGTTTGTTTCCGTGGAAAACGATTATCCCATGGACCAACCTTCTTACAAACATCCATCCGAAACAGCATTCCGCCAAGTGCTTCAAATGTCATATAATTTCGAAAGGAACTCCACTCTGTTTTCCATCTTTCTCTTACATGCACGTGTTCTACTGTTCCATCATAATGATGTACAGCAAAGTCCGTATGAACCCCAAGAACCTGATCCTCTCTTCCAGCAAGAAACTCGATACACCTCTGAGCCCAATCTGGCTCATGCCAACAATCTGCGGCGTCATGGTGCCACCAAAATCCTTTCGCATGTTCCAAACCAATGTTAAACGCCTCAGAAACAGATCTCAAAGAAGAGGTCCTCTCTCGCCGAAACACTTTGATATCGGATCCGTAGCTCTTCAAAATCTCTGGTGTTGCATCAGTACTACCATCATCTATCACAATCAATTCTATCCTAGGATAGGTCTGATTGAGAATAGAATCTATAGCCTTTCGTAGCAACTCCTCTTTCTCATTGTACGTCGGAATCACTACTGTGATCAAATCATTCATAGCTCCGCCCCCTTATAAAACAAGGGAACACATGAATGGTTTTTCGACACCCAATCCGTGTTTGGTAACCGCACTGTATCTTCAAACGTCAAAATACGATGACACGGTTGATCATAAACTCTTCCGGTGGAGTTTTCTATCTGCTCAAACACAATATACTTGTACAGTCCGGACGTCATTCCAGCGGGAAGATTCAGCTTGCTTGACCAGAAGCGAGGATCAAGATGTTTTTCTGCATATTCATTCTTCCACTCAACAATATCAGGTAGCCGATCAACTTCTACACATCCAAGAGCAGCAGCAAATTCACTCAATCGCGCATTCTGTCCGGAGATTCTGTATTCTGGTTTTCCATAGTCTCGATACTCTCTCACATAATCAATCAGCGCTCGATTATGCGAAACGATCATAGAACCTTCACCAGTAGAGATTGTCTTGGTGGAATAGAACGAGTAAATTCCAACATCTCCCCAAGTACCAGCCTTCTTTCCATTCCACTGGGCTCCGTGAGCTTGTGCACAATCTTCAATCAATATGATATCATTCTCTTTACACCATTGAGCTATTTTCTCAATCTCGAAAGCAATATGACCTCCAATATGCACAACGTATACTGCATCTGGTTTTTGCTCACGAGCCTGTTCCTTCAAATGTTCAAAGCTCAAGCACAAATCGTATCGATTGCAATCAATAAACTGTACTCGTGCATCAGCATGAAGAATGCTCAAAGGAGTAGCCATGAAAGTATTCGAAGGACAGGCAACTACACTTCCTTTCCCTACTCCATAATACTGAAGTATAATCTCTGCCGCTCTGCTCCAATTCGAAACAGCAACAGCGGAAGCGCCTACATATTCCGACCACTTCTCCTCAAACATTCGAAGGAACTTTCCTTCCGAATACGACCATACATGATTCTCAAGAATCTCGTCCCAATACTGGAACAGCTTCTCTTTATCTGAGGAATCAAACCCTATTCGGAATTTCATTTCTCTTCCCCTTTCAAATCGGCAAAAAGCTGTTCAATTCTCTGAACCTGCGTATCGAGAGAATATCTCTCCTTCACCCATTGCCTATACGCATCTGATTCATAAGGTTGATCAAGAAGAGCATCTAACTCTTCTAGATCTCGCCAAATCAGGTTTTCTGGCCACAAATCTCTCGATCCGAAGAAATCGTGAATCAGGGGCTTAATTCCTTTTGCCATTGCTTCTGCAATAACATAGCTAAACGACTCCAGAATACTTGTAGACAGAAGATATTTTAGATCTTCCATCCATGTATTGAGAGATTCTTGTCTTGGAACCCATTCCCAATTATCCAAATCTCTAAGTTCGTATTTAAGCATTCCTTCATTTACATCTGGAGAATTTAACACATCCAGCCGCAGCAGGAACTTATACTCTGGATGAGCTTTCGCAAAGTAACGAATAACTTTCGCCAGCAGAAGAGGTCCTTTCTTTTCCGAAAGAATGCCTATAATACCAATATTCTTTGAAGAACTGTATTCTCGTTTAGCAAAATCCCATCTATCAACATCTACACCGTTCGGAATCGTTACAATTTTCACATTCTTCGGAAGCCAGTATCTCTCATTAAACCTCTTTCGAATGTGATCCGCAACAAACACAAGAGCATCAACCTTCGACCAATCTGTAGAATCAATACGGTGCGGACTAAATATCTCATATCCATGAAGCCGAATAATCCACTTCTGATGTTTTGGCTTCTGTAACGTAGTAATCTGAGCTGCTCCATTAGCACACCACTCAACCCACAAATAGTTCGCCCAATAGGCATGAGTAGGATCGTAAGCAGAAGCAGTTGCAACATTATACTTTCCACTCAATCGAGCGGTTATCCCATTCAAAAACGTGAAAGAATTATTCTCATCAAAAAACAGAACATTCTTTGCATCTTCTTTCAAACCGAGATACTTCTCCCACAAAGGCATCTTCTGAACCATATCGGGCTCGTCAGCACCAAGCTCTAAAGCAGTGCGTGCACTAGTCAATGCATCCATCCACTCCCCAACAGTAGAATAGAGCTTTGCCAACTTCACATAAGGTGCATAGGTATAAGAAGCACCGTGCAGAAACAACCCATTCATTGGAGGTTTCTTATCTTTAGCAGAAGTATACCAATGCTGTGCCTGATAGAAGTCCTTCTCCTCATATGCAATATCACCAAGAGTCAGATAGAATTCTGCCCTTTCCCAATCCAAGCCAATGCCTTTGTAGCAACATTCCCTTGCTTCCTTGAACTGCTTCATTTCCGCATAGATTGTTGCCATCATCAAATAGGCGTGAGCTTTTTCTGCATCCCAAGAAGATTTTTCAATATACTTCTGATACGTCTCTAACGCATCATCATACATTTCCGCTTCATAATAAGTCTGGGCCAGATAGAAGTACGCCCGGGCATAATCTGGATCTTTTTCAATTTCTTCTTTCAGGATACGAATGTTAATCTCTCTCCGTTCCTGTTTACGTAGCTCACTAAGCTCTTCCGGACGAGAGTGGAGAAATACAAGCTCGTTCACAGGTCGAATAGCGTACTCTTTTGCTTTCTCCGAGGTGGGCTCCAGAAAATTGTGAATACGACCCCGATACCGAAACGCCTCTTTTCGAAACAACCTCGGCTGTAAAAAGAAGGAGGTTGGAATCAGATGATCCGCATCCTTTCCTTTCGGATCCATATACACAAACGCATCAAAGCGTCCGGTTGTTTCTAAGTCTCCTCCCTCAACAACTCTTCCCTTCAAATTCTCAAGAATCTGTCCAGACTTTGGATGGAGAACTTCGTGTCCATCCATAATCAAAATCCACTCATGAGAGCAAAGAGCTATTGCTTCATTTCTTGCACCAGCAAAATCGTCATGCCATTTAAAATACTGAACCTTATCGGCCAGCCGTGTGGCAATTTCATACGATTGATCTGTTGTACGATTGTCCACTAAAACTACAATCTCTTCCACATAATCGCGGATACTCTTCAGACACATCTCCAAAGTCTTCGCCTCATTCCGGACGATCAACGCGGCACTTACACTCGCTTTCTTGTCAGACACATCTTCCTCCTTAATGTAAAGTAAGTAATACAAAGGGGAGAGAATTAATTCTCTCCCCTCTTTTTAGAAAAACAACTCTTACGAGTTATTTCCAATAGAGCTTGCACTATAGATCTTGAACAGAGACTCTGGACGAAGCTCGCCAAAACCGAACAAGCCATACCAGTACACGTTCACCAAGCGCTGCAAGGCATCGAACGGTCCACTGATACCCATTGCAGGAGCAATGCCCTCAGCATACCCACAGGCCTGATACCCAAAGAAATAGGTTGTGTACAAGTCTACCGAACCAGAAGCACCGTCGGATGTGATCTTCGCGTTTGTGGTTTCGACAAAGCGGAAACCCTCAAACTCACCAATCTCACCGTTGTAAATATCGGCAGGATCGGCATACTCTTTCGGAGTTCTCCAAGCGCCAGCACCAGTCTCTTTCCTCAAGTCATACGCAACATCCGGATGGATGACGGCAACATAGTACCGACCATCAGGCTTAATTACGTTGCCTCGAGAAAGACGGTTGTACGCATACCGAACCAGATCCGCGGTGAGAGTAGACGTTGAAAGTACAGCAGTGGCATTAGAACCAGAAGCGTACTTGATATACGAAGAGCCCGTCTGAGAGTCAAAGGCAGCCCTCGCGATGAGGTCCACCGAACGACCCATGTTGTCACCAACCACTCGAGCAGCGGCAAGATCGATATTAGCAAACGACAGAACGCGAAGCTTCTGAGTTGTGGTAACCCGCTTACCATACTCAGCAAGAGTGACACTCTTCTGAGTTTTTCCCATGGTTTCAGCAGTTGGGTCTCCTGTCTCTGACAGAGCACTCGTCACCGCGTTCAGATTGCTGAAGATCGTAAAGGTGACAGTATCACCAGGCATCGGGTCTCGATCAGCAATTGACCAAGTTTTCGACTGTGCAAACTGCGCAAAATACAGATTCGGCTGGAAAGCGAACTCTACAGCTTTGCTATACGCTGTCTGAACCAAGCCCGTAAGAGAGCTAGTACTGGTAGTCGCGAACCAGTGCAGGTGAATGAAATCCTTATTCATTTTCTCCACTCCTATTTATAAAATTATTACCCTAATCTGGATGTATATCTGTCACGACTACTCCCGCAACAATCCTATTTCCTACGCACCGCGATACTTTGACAGCAACGCTTCAAGTTCTTCCGCAGAAGAGCACTTAGCAATCTGATCTTCAATGGTCGTTTTAGCAGAAGTACCTTTTGTTTCCTTAGGCGCTGTTTCTGTTCCAACCTCCTTTTTAGTTGAGGTGGAATTATTCAGAGAGGGCAGAACAGTTTGCTCGAATTCTCGGATCCACTGCAACTGAACGCGAACATCGCCAGGAGGAACTAGCTTATGATACTCCTTCGGCAACTTCTCTTTTGCTTTTCCAAGCTCTTCCTCGAAGAATTGGTGCGTCTTACCAACATCCTTTTCGAGAACCTCATACTTAGGCTTCAAACTTTCATAAAGCTTCTTATACTCTTCCTTCTCCTCCATCTCCTTCAACCGCTGTTTTTCCTTTTCTTCGGCAATCTCCCGAAGCTTTTGTTTTTTCTCCATGATTTCATGGAGGCGGTCCCGTGCAAGAGAGGCAAGACTCTTATTCTTTTCACTCAACTTTCGAACAAGTGCACGAAGCTCCTCATCAGAAAGCCCTTCTACTTCAAGTTCTCGAAGACGTTCATCATCTTCTGTTGTTGTTTCCTCTTCCTCTTCTGTAGTCTCGTCGGTCAGATCCTCCTCCGAATCTTCCTCTTCGGTTTTTCCTGCATCTCCAAACCAATGAAGGTGAAGATACCAATCTCGTAACAATTCCATTACAACCTCCTAAACAAAAATAATGTATCGTTCTGTAATATATCAAATATGACACTAAAGTAAAGGAAATCCCCACCAAATGCCGATCAAACCAAATTAAAACGACGTGCGCTAGGAGCACGTCTGAAGGAAAGAAGAGAGACAATTATATATAAAACGGCTTACCTAGCATCACCGGCTACAACTTTTCTGATGGTGGTATAACAAAAGACGCGCCTATCACATAGATGTCTGTTGCATCGTCAAATGGGAGGGGGATCGAAACCCATGCAGCATACTGCGCAACATATGTACGAAAGATCTTCCACGTAAATGACACATCATCTCCACCTTCTTCTGAGGGCAAAACTTCATACGCAAAAGATACTCCAGGAAGAAAAACTGAAAAAGAAATATCAAACTCCTCTTCACTCTCTAGTACAACCTTTCCTGTCTCTACCTTTGCTCCTGTAAACGCTTCAATCGTTTCTCCATCCACTTCACCACCCATCATAGAAATGTACGGATAGGAAGAAAACAAAGACGCAACAAACAGAAACGCTTTCACGTACGCGATCATTTTCCTTCTCCCTTCTGTTCAGCTACTCGCTCTTTGCGGCTTCTATCTCCATTCCCAACATAAGAGCTGCTGCTGTCTTGTTGTAATCGGCAGTTTCGATCTCTTCCCAGATCTCTATCACCGTCCCTTCTCATCAACTAACATCAGTTTCGTATCTCTCCCCCTTTGCCCGGGCCTGTGGTTTACTGGGG